GCCCTTCGCCTGCGGCGCCCTTCGCCTGCGGCACTTTTTGCAGGCGGCAGGAGCGACGCCCTTCGCCTGCGGCACTTTTTGCAGGCGGCAGGAGCGACGCCCTTCGCCTGCGACGCCCTTCGCCTGCGGCGCCCTTCGCCTGCGACGCCCTTCGCCTGCGACGCCCTTCGCCTGCGGCGGCTTGTGCGCAACCACCAAGGTTGACAGACGACCCTGCGCATGTTTGGATGCTGGCGCGGTTCTCCACGCAGGTGGCTGCTCCTCTCGTGACCAACTTGCCGGCCGGCGCGTCGCGCCGGCCTTTTTGTCGCCGTTGACATGCGCGCCCCCGTGGGGCATCCTTTCGGCGGTTTGGATCGAACCAGACCGTCTGGGAGTGGGCGGCCGCCCCGTCCGCCGCACAGGAACCACCCACATGAGCGATCCGGGACCGAAACCCGCCCTTCCGCCGCAGCTGCGCACGCAGGCCGCCCTGGCCGTGGATCAGTTCTTCGCAGTCCTCGGTATCTCCGTTGTCAACCACACCGCGCATGCAGCCCTGACGGATGCAATGGGGCGCCTGATGGCGACCTCGTTTTCTGCGGGCGTCGAATACGGCCGCCGTCTCGGGATCGACCCGACCGCCACCACGGAGGCCGCCAATGCCTGAGATTACCGAAGCCGGCAGGTATGTGTGCATGGCGTTCGAGGGATATGCGCCGGAGCCCTATCTTTGCCCTGCGGGCATCCTGACACAGGGGTTCGGGCACACGGCAGCCGCAGGTCCGACGGAACCGGACATGGGGCTCCGGTGGAGCCCCGAGCAGGCCATCGCCATCTTCAACAGGACGTTTGCCACCTACGCGCGCAGGACAGCCACCCAGCTGGGCGCGGAAACGATGAAGACCCTCAACGACAACCAGTTTTCTGCGCTGGCGAGTTTTGTCTACAACACGGGGTCGCTGTTCCTGGCCAACGGACGGCCTTCCGGTGTTCTCCGCGCCGTGCGCGAGGGACGACACGCCGACGTCCCGACGGAGCTGCGCAAGTGGACGCGCGGCGGCGGGAGGGTGCTGCCCGGACTGGTCCGCCGGCGCGATGCCGAGATTGCCCTGTGGAACAACGACCCGCGCACCGCGGTCCGGCTGGCTGGACCGATCCCGCTGATCGACTCGCGGGGGCGTGTGGCGGGCGTCGCGAAACTTCCGTCCGTGACGGGGACGCCGGGGATCCTCGTCGGAGGCACTCCGCGCGCCGGCGAAGAGGCCGCCCCGACCGCCACGCCGCCGAAGGCTTCGCCGGACCTCGTCCGGGATGTGACCCGCAATTCCGCCCGGCGGAACGCGCCGGCCATGGGCGGGGCAGCGGCGGCAGGGGCCTCGGCCCCCGTGGCCACGGGGGCGGCCGGGTCCGACTGGACGACCGTCGCGGTCGTCGCCGTCATCGTGTTGTCCGTCCTGGCGGGGGCGCTCCTGTGGTGGCTGGCTTCGGTGTGTGAGGAAGCCGACCTTCGTGTTGCGACCGGAACGCCTCCGGACGCCCCGCTTCCTCCGCCGGAGGTCGACCCGGCCGGCCCGTATGCCGCCGGCGGTCCGGCAGATCCCGCGCGGACGGCGGACAACTTCGTGTAGTGCCGTGGGTGCCCCGGCGCGGCTGGCGACCCTTGCGCTGTGCGCGGCGGCCGTCGCCGTGCCGGTCGGTGTGTTGACGGCGTTCCTTCTGGTCCTGTGGAATGCGGCGTGGGCGCTGGGTCACGCGGATGGGTTCTCCGGGGGCTACCGCGACGGCTACGCCGCCGGCCTGCACCGCGGAAGGTCGGATTGTCGTGGAGAAAGCGAGATGCGTTCAGGCACCCTTCTTGCCGCCGGCGGAGCCGGGCTGATCCTTCTGTCGTTACCGTCGCTCTTCGACAGCAAGGGGCGCGGGCCGGAGCGGGCGCCGGGCAGTTCGCCGCATTACACTGTCGACCCGCGCTTCGCGCCGATCCTGCCGGAGAACCTCGTCTGCGACGATCCGGACGAGCGTGACGTCGAGGTGCTGCGCGAGTGCCTGCGCGGGGCTATGGCTCCGGCGGGTTGAAGCGCGGGCGGCGAGCGGCTACCTTCTTGGTGAAGGACACGACGCCGATGGCGGCACGACAGGACGTTGCGACAGCTTGCCCGGAACGGGAGGAGGACGCGCAGCAGGCGCGCCTCGCTCGGCTTGGCCTTTCCTCTCCGCCCGTTCTGAGCGCCAGTCGAGCCGACGCGGCGCGGGGGGCTTACGGCATCGTCGCCGAACGCCTGTCCGGCGGCAAGCCGGACACGCGCGGCAAGGACTGGTGGATGGACTGGCTGGATGCCGTGGGCGTCGACAACGTGCTGGAACGCATCGCTTCCGGCATGCTTCCGGTGGAGATTGCGTTCTGCAACGGCGTGCCGCTGATGGTCATGAACGAGTGGCTGCGCACGCGCGTCCCTCCGGATCGTCTCACGGAGGCGTGGTCGGTCCACGCCGAGGTGTTGCTGCTTCGCGCGCAGCTCGGCATCACGCAGGATGCCGACACGCCGGGCGAAGCGCAGCTCATCAAGGCTGAGTGCGACCGCTTCGCGTGGATGGCGGAGCGTCTGGACAGCCGGCGCTGGGGGCCGCCCGGCAAGGCGGCGGAGAAGCCTCCCCTGGTCGCCATCGAGCTGAACATCGCCGGCGCCGCTGGCGGGGCGCAGGTCTTCCATACGGTCGACGCTTCCGCCGTCGAGGTGACGGCGCCGCCGGCGGCGCCGTCACAGGCTCCGGACGGTGGTGCCTTGCCCGACGTGGTCGACCTTTCCGGGATGGCGCCGCACGCCCCGCGTGACGCGGACCTCGACGCGGCGTTCAGGGTCATCTTCGGGGCGGAGCCGCGCCCGCGCGAGATGTTGCCGTCGTCATGACCGGACCCGGCAAGCTCGTCTACACCCCCACGCCGACTTTCGCGGCGTTCCACGCCGACGACAGCCTCGTCCGGGCCGTGATGGGGCCGTTCGCGTCCGGCAAGTCCACCGGCATGGTGATGGAGATACTGATCCGCGCCATGCGCCAGAAGCCGCACGACGGCGTGCGCTACAGCCGCTGTCTGGTGATAAGGAACACCTACGCGGAGCTGAAGTCCACGACGATCCGGACCTTCCTGCAGTGGCTGGGCGACATCGGCGACATTACCTACGACAGCCCGATCCGGTTCCGGTCCGTGCGGTCGCTGCGCGACGGCACGGTGATGGACCTGGAGGTCTGGTTCCTTCCGCTGGACCGCGAGGACGACGTCAAGAAGCTGCGCTCGCTCGAAGTCACGTTCGCGTGGATCAACGAGGCGTCGGAAGTGCCGGGCAACGTGCTGGACCAGCTGCGCGGGCGCATCGGGCGCTATCCGTCCCCGCTTGTCGGCGGACCGTCGTGGAGCGGCGTGTTCATGGACACCAACCCGCCGCCGGTGCGCAGCTGGTTCTACGACCTGTTCGAGGTTCGCAAGCCTGCCAACCATCGCCTGTTCCGACAACCCCCGGCGTTGCTGGACGGGCCGGAGCCGGGCACCTTCGTGCCCAACCCGGAGGCGGAGAACATCCGCCCGGAGCTTGGCGGCTACCAGTATTACTTCAACCAGGTCGCCGGTGCGGACGAAAGCTTCGTCAAGGTCTTCGTCCAGGGCCAGTATGGCCAGATATTCGACGGCCGCCCGGTCTACTCGCGCTTCGACGACCGCGTTCATGTGTCGAAGGAACCGCTGCAGCCCAACCCGGTCGTGCCGCTGGAAATCGGGATGGACTTCGGCCTCAACCCGGCGGCCGTGTTCACGCAGCTGTCGGCGCGCGGGGGGCTGCTGGTGCTGGACGAGATCGCGCCGGCGAACGTCACCTTCGAGGAGTTCGTTGCCGAGATGCTTGTCCCGAAGCTCCGCGAACGGTTTCGGGGCATTCCGGTGCAGGTCTACGGCGACCCGGCCGGGGCGAGCCGCAATTCCCTGTCCAGCAAGACGGTCTACGAGGTGCTGCGTGAGCGTGGCATTGCAGCCGTTCCGGCTCGCACGAACGACCTGCTGCTGCGGCGGGATGCAGTGACCTACTTCCTGGAACGCCAGAACGGGTTTCTGCTCGACCCCCGCTGCCGCATCCTGCGCGAGGGGTTTCTGGGCGGATACAGGTTCGCGAAGTCGTCGTCGCGCACGACGGCGGACCCGAAGCCCGAGAAGAACGAGTTCAGCCACATCCACGACGCCTTGCAGTATGTGGCGTTGAACTACTACCAGACGGCCGTGTCGGTGCGTCGCAAGCCTCCGCCGGCGGCAGCGTCGGCTGCGCGACGCTTCCGGTATGCCTGATGTTGTGATATCTAGCGCACATGGTTATGGGCAACCCGTTTGCATCGAGGTTTGTGGAGGCGCTGCGCGGCGCGGCCCTGTCCTACGAGCAGCCGGAGCTGCTGGCCGGACTTGCAAGACATGTCCGCGAGGCGTTCGTGGCCGCGGACATGCATCGCCGTTCGTCCGGCGTGGAGCGCGACCTTATCCGGTGCTTGCGTGCGGTCAACAACCAGTATGACCCCGAAGATTACGAGGTGCTCAACGGCATCGACATCTACATCGGCCTCACCAACCTGAAAGCGCGTGGCGCGAAGGCGTGGATAACGGACATCCTCGCCAACACGGAAGATCAGCCGTGGACGATTCGCGCGACGCCGAAGCCCGACCTTCCGGACGAAGCGACGGAGGCCGTCAGGCAGAAGCTGGCGGAGGAGATCGCACGCTACGGGCTTACCTTCAACCTGCAGGACCGCGCGTCGCATCTGCTGGCTGTGGCGCAGAAGCATACCGACGCCGTTGCTGCCGCGTCGGCCGAGCGGATGGAGGCCATCATCCGCGACCGCATGGTCGAGGCCGGCTGGCGCAACACGTTCGACCAGTTCGTCGACGACCTCGTCACCTACCCGACCGCCATCCTGCGGGGTCCGTCTGCCACGCTGCAGACGGAACTGCGCTGGGTCGGCAGCCGCCTCGTGCCGGTGCGGCGGATGCTTTACAGGATGGTGCGGGTCGATCCGTTCAGGCTGTATCCGAGCCCCAATTCCGTCTGCCCCAACTCGGGGGCCTACATCATCGAGCGCGTCGACCTTTCTGCGGACGAACTGGCGGCGTGCATGGACCTGCCGTTCTTCGACGCGGCGGCCATACGGTCCGTGTTCGCGAAGTTTCCGTCCGGCAAGTCGGAGCACCTTTCGACCCAGACCGCCGTCGACATGGCCAACCGCACGAAGGCCGACACGCACGCTCCATCCGACGGCGTCTACCAGACGCTGGTCTACTACGGCAAGGTCAAGGGCGACCTGCTGCTGGAACACAACGTTGTCGGCGTCGACCCGCAGCGTGTCTACGAGTCGGAAGTGTGGACCTGCGGCGACATCGTGCTGCGGGCGATGCTCAACCCCCACCCGCTGGGACGTCGCCCGTTCTTTTCCTGCTCTTTCGAGCCGGTGGCGGGGTCTTTCTGGGGCAAGTCGCTTCCGATCCTCCTCCGCGACGTCCAGCGGCTTGCCAACGCCGCCGCGCGCTCCCTCGTCCGCAACATGAGCTACTCCGCCGGGCCTATCGGCGAGGTCGACTACGAACGGCTTGCGACCAGCGAGACGAATGTGGAGGAAGTCACGCCCTACCGCATTTACCGCGTTTCGGCGGACAGGTTCAGCTCGACGCCCAGCCCGGCGTTCCGCTTTCAGATCGTCCCGAGCGTCGCGGACCAGCTGCTGCGGATATACGAGTATTACGCCAAGATGGCGGATGATATTTCCGGCATCCCTGCTTATGTCCTCGGGAATCCGCAGGTAGCGGGGGCCGGGCGCACGCTGGGCGGGCTGTCGCTGCTCATGGGCAACGCGGCCAAGGGCGTGAAGAACGTGATTGCCTCCATCGACAAGCACGTCATCGAGCCTGTGGTGAAGGCATATTGGACGCTTGAGATGATCTATGGCACCGATGCCTCGGCCAAGGGTGATTCGCAGGTCGTGGCGCGCGGGGCGTCCGGGCTCCTGCAGCGCGAGCTGTCGCAGGCTCGCGCCGTCGAGGTGCTCAACATGCTCACACCCTACGCACAGGCGGGGCTTGTCCCGCCTGCGGGGCTTCAGGTGGTCATCCGCGACGTGCTCAAGTCGCTGGGCTACAGCGCCGATGATATCGTTCCGGACCCCGCGCGGGCGGCGCAGCTGGCTGCGGCAGGCGGCCAGCGCCCGCCCATGCCGAGCGGCATGTCCGCCGGCGCGCCCGTTCCATCCCTGCAGCCGGGGACGCCGCCGCCGCGTCTTGACGGGCGGTCGGCACCGCCGCCAGACCCCGGCGCCGTCCGTCTCCCGGCGGCCGACGCATAGGAGGGCCAGATGCCTCATGTGATGGACGGCGACCCCGTCCTGCTCAACGACATGGTTCACGACACCGCGCTCGGGAACGGCCGCGTGGTCGAGTTGCTTCTTGACAACCGGTTCGTTGTGCAGTTCTATCCGTCGCAGCGCAGGGTCACTTATCGGACCGATGGGGTGGCGGCAAATCGGCAGCACAGGTCGCTTTACTGGCACGACCCCGTGTTGTTGATTCCAACAAAGTCCGAACCCCGTTGGCTGCTGATCCGGCGCATGTGTATGGGGATCGTGACGGAAATGCGGGGCTTTACGCCGTGAATGTCACTACCGCCCGGCATTTCAACGTCGGCACCGCAGGGTATAACCCGGCGGGGGAGAAGACGTGGCACGGGCGCCCTTTCTGGCGTCGCGACGGCGAGGTGCTCTGTTCGAGCCACACCATCGACGTGTGGGATAGCCCTGTCGTCGTTCGGGCGTTCGGCCTGCCGTGTGATTCGCGGATCATCGTCCAGATGGTGGCCGGATGCAACGAGGGCACGATCTACCAGGATTTGTATATCTGTGGTAAACTCATCAACTTGACACCCACCAACAATCTCGTCGTTCTTCCTGTCGACGGACGTTACCGCCTTCGGCTTATGGGAGCCGACCCCGACGAGGTTTACGTGGTGCAGCACCGCACCGGCATTCACTTCGACTTCGGGAGTCTTTTGCGATGAGCTGCAATCCCTGCGATCCGTGCTATCAGGGCCATGTCCCGGCCACGCTTTCCTCGCCTTTGCAGACGATTGCGGTTGATCGGTCGGGCGTCGATCTTCAGACTTTCACCATCGACATCAACCCGGCGAACACCGCTCAGGCGCTGGCGCAGAGCCCCGCCGCAACCGCCACGTTGTGCGCTGCGCTGAGCAACTGCCTTAATCTGACGGTCGAGCTTCCTCTGGTTGGCGAAGGCACTCCGTCTGACCCGCTGCGGCTTCTCCCTCTTGGGACGGTCAACCTCATCATCTCGCATCCGCCGGCCATGACGCTGCTGTGCGACGCCATTCGGTCGTGCGTCGGATCGCTGAGCATCGACGACATCATCAACTACGGCACCGACCCCGCAGGTTTCCCGATGGTCGTGGTCGTGAACCCCGACACCATCGGCATTCGCCGCCTTGTCGCCGGTCCCGGCATCGTGATTGTCCAGCAGCCGGACGGCTCGTTGCGCATCGAGGCCAACTACGCCGAAATCTGCGCCGGGTTGACCTCGATCAACTGCGCCGTTGGCGGCGGAGGCGTCGGCTCGGTCGGCTCGGTCGGCACGGTCGGCACGGTCGGTGTCGGCACGGTCGGTGTCGGCACGGTCGGTGTCGGCACGGTCGGTGTCGGCACGGTCGGCGTCGGCACGGTCGGTGTCGGCACGGTCGGTGTCGGCACGGTCGGCGTCGGCACGGTCGGTGTCGGGGTGGTTGGCGTGGGCGACGGCGTTAGTTTCGTCGATGGCGCTGTCGACGGCTCGACCGTCGGTTGATCCTGTTGCGCGGCCTTGGGCCGCGCGCTCACCGGGCGCAGCCGCTTTTCAACGGCTGTAGCATGCCCAAGTCCAGAGTCTGGAAACAAGGAGGTATTCTCGTGGCCCGCCGCACTTATGTCGTCGTCGACGCTACGTCGCATCTCGTTCTCGCGCGCGCCCCCAGCCTCTGGGTGGCGCAGCAGGTGCGTTACAGCATGGCTAACACCGAG